AACAAAAAGGTGTACCCACACCCTTATTAACTACTGTGTACAGCCACCAGCAAGCCCGGAAACCTGTGTCATATCGATACATTCGATCTGATCAAGGTCGCCAATCGCACCGCCAAAACGCTGCCATCCTGCCGCGGCTGCGGTATAAGACAACATATCAAACGAATTGAACACGGTTAGATCCATCCGGTATCCGCCTTTCAACCTAATCTTTGGTAAAATGATTCCGATCCTGGTTGTGGTCGGTAACATCATTGTTATTACCGGGCGGAAATTGTAACTCACCTGCTTGGGTGAATCAGCATAATGCTGGAGTGTCATTCCCAAGGCTTTTCGAACTGCGCCCATCTGTTGAAGCGGTGTCAGAATGATGAATTCCGTTCCCGTTGGGGAAACGCCATATCCCTTGTTTTGAACTGCCGTCAGGATAGTTGCGGCTGCCTGATTCATAGCGCAAGCAACGGCCTGATAATACTCGGTGCAATCATGGCAACCAAGATCCGGCAAGGGGATACAAACTTTCGCCTCCATCGCGGCCTCAAGTAGTGCGTAGAATACGCGTGCGCGTTCGTAATATGCCTTATTCGTGAATTCGATGGCATTGTCATCGATAGTCCACCATTCTTCATCATCAAACAACTGTTTATGCCATCCTAAAGCGCCGGCGTAATAGTGATAATACACGAAAACGCGATCACCACTCATATTGTGAACCTGAACCTTTTCACCTGGAAGCATTTGTGAAAATGTCATTCCAGAGGTCACGTTCGCAATCGAAAACCCCGGTTTCTTTGAATTTTCTGCATTGTGGATATCGAAGATCTGTTCATAACCGTTATCATAATTCATAACGGCATGGAATTTCTGGATTACGTCAATGATCGGTGCCGGAAAGTCGCCGGGTGTCGTGAATGCCTGCATCTCCAATGGTGTCGGCATCCTTCCGTTTGCATTCTGAAAGCTTTGGGCCGCCTGGATGATCGCGTGTTTCTTCTTGAACTTGTCAGAATCCTTCATCAATTCCGGAATAAATTTGTTGGGAAGTGCGACGAAAAACTGAAGCGCACTTAGCAACTGTTTCCGATGTTCCGGATCTGTGTGATTGTATTTGTTCCAATTTGCTAGCATATCATCATCTCCTTTATAACGGCTCTGTCAGGGACGCTTTGTCACCCTTGAGGTCAACCTTAACGGTACAATCATCAATTCCAGCGGGCGCAACGCAAATGCCGATCCAATAGTATCCGCTTTGATGATTCGGTGTCACGACCGACCCATTAACGCCCGACCAGTAAACTTTCTGGCCAACTTGGAAAGTAGATCCGCCGGAACCGCAAAGCTTTTCGAGCATGATTTTTTCTGCATGGTAAATCAGGACGCCTTCATGACCTGGCTCTACGACCAAATCAACCGCGCATCCCTGATCATTATAGGCAGCGGCAACGATAACAACGCCAACGGTATCGTTTACCATATAGAGCTTTCCATCAAGCCAATTGATACTATCGAGATTTGTGAATTTGAGCGAACGCCAATCGCCTTCCGGTGTAGCAGTTCTTAAAAACTGTGCCATGTTATAATCTCCTGTTTAGATTTTTTCTGCCCTATGATTCCGCAAAATTGGAACGATTAATGATTAATCCGGTATAAGAGGATTTGTGTCAAACTCATTCTTGGCATTAGGATCCCCTTTTCGCGCCGATGTGATTGTTTCCTTTCCTTTATCATCGCCGGTTTTGGTTTTCCCCTTATCGCCATTTCCACCATCTTCGATCTTTTCCTCTGACTTTTCGCCGTCTCTGTTTGGAGCTTCCCGATAGTGGTTTCGTGTTCTTTTACTTTCTCTTGCAGTTTCGATCGATCATCAATCAATTCTTCGTACTTGCGGTTGTCATAACCGCGGGCGTTTTTGATTTTCTCCGTCACCTGTTCCTTGATAACGGGATCGGCAAATATACCATCTGAATCAAAAAGATCGGACGGTTTGAACTTGCCCTCCTGGATTGCTTTTTTCAATTCTTCCAAGGTCATTGTTTTGTTTTCTCCAAAATTGATTTTTTGGGATTTCTCCGCGAATGCTTGAACTTGCCCTAATAAAGTCGCACCGGCAAATCCAGGCGTTTCAACGCGGGATGATCCTAACGCTATTCCTGAAACCGTTTCAACATCGGCCTCATAAACACCGTCGTTATCCGTTAAATATATGTTCGCCTCGATAGAAGCGATATCTAAAGGCAAATTTCTAAACTGCGGCTGGATGTATGCCGCTATAACAACAGACAATTTATCATCAATCGTTTTAAGCGCCCTTCCAACAACTTCGCCGATCGTTTCTCGCCCAATATGTTCATTCGTATCGACATGGCTATGGAAAAGCTTTAATCCGATATCAATCTTGTCATGTAATTTTTTAATCGCCGCCTGATACCATTTCTTGACAACCGATCCTAATTTCTGCCCGAAGGCCGCGATCGTCCCGGTCGATTGGCCCTCATGACCGACGACATAAGCACGGAAAACAGGCTTTGGATCAGCAAGTTTAATCCGCATGTATTGAGCCGTTGAAACCATGTTCATGATTTCCGATTCGGCCATCTCTAAAAGAAAAGCACGGAATTTCATAACTTCGGCACGTCCTTCCATTTCCGCGGCTTCATATCCGCCGTTGTGATTATGGTATCTTCACCGGGCTTGTAGGATTTTGCGGCCTTGATTTTAGGCGGCCTTACAAGATCGCCGCTTGAAATAACGCCTAGCTTCCCAGGCTTGCCTTGCGCCTTCGGGACTTCGCTTGTCGTTAAAACTTTGAGCTTTTCCGGTTTCGCGCTGGTTGTTTCCTTTTTTTTAGCCATTATTTTTTACTCCGGAATCAAAATATTTGTGTCAAACTCGCTTACCGCTGCCTCGAATGATCCGCCGTGATCTTTACAATGCGATCGCGCCTCAGATGCCGTCCAGGTTCCTTTCGGGTATCTATAAGCTTGCTCCTCTGATGTTCGCTTTCCACCTTTTTTGAGAATCCCGAATATCACGGAATAAACTTTACCGCCGGATGATTTTCTTTTTTGGCGTGCGAATGAATCATATTTATCCGGTGGATTCAAGCGGCAGGCGTGTTCCGAGGGGTAGGGAGACATTTCTAAGAAAACATAATATCAAACTTTAGTTTTGTCAAGTATTTATTTCTCCTTCACCCTCAACGCCCATCTTAGCCATCGCCGCCTCATCCTTCAATGCCTGATTCTCCGCCTTCAACCGTTCACCATCCGTTTCTTCTTTTTTCGCCTGCCGTTCCAATTCTTCATCAACATCCAAATCCGGCACCTGTGAAAGCAAGTATTCAATCGATATCGCGCCTCCAAGATATAACGGAATCAAAACTTTTTCAATATGTGTCCATTGTTCGGCCGTGTAAACCGGAATGTCAACTTTAATATTTTCCGGATCTAATTGCTTCTGATCCGATTTTTTTTTATTCACCGCATTATTCCATAATACCATCGCCTTTTCGATAACCTCGGTATATGTCCCAATCCAAATGATACGCTCTTTCGATGTTCCGGCGTTTACCATCTCGCGTGTATTATCCCCGGTCGCCCGGTTTTTCAGAAGATCCAACAAGCCAAGAAAATGGATCGGGATCGCCGTTGTCCCGGATATGATTTTCATTTTCATGATGATCTCTTTTTCCAGGGAATCAACACCATCCATCTTCGGGCCTTTAAAATCAAACGTTGACTTTGCATGGATCAACATCTTTTTAATCTTGAAATTAAAGTCCTTCACTCGCTCAGATACGGCTGTCGCGGCTTCTTCATCTTCACATTCTGCATCCGGTACCGGTGCGGCAAACAAATTGTTAATTTCACGCCAATCACGGAGCGCTTTATCGATATCATCGATTTGCGTCAAGCATTTCATGATCTTCGGCTGCGCTTGATTCGGATCATATAGCCTGCCGCCGAATTTATTGTAAACAAACTTTGGCGCTTCTAAGCTTCCGCCTTCCAATACCACCGTTTTATCAGCAATGGTTTTAGTGCTTGTTTTCCAGGATAGCTTTTCATAATTCATATAATCGCCCGGCGCCGGTTCGATTAGATATTTGATGTCAGTCCATGAAATGAAGCGTATCGATACCATCTTTTCATAATCACGCCATCCTTTTGCATTCTCCATTTCTAATTTAATCGCAATTTTCCCTTCAATCTCCGCCTCTTTTGCCAACTCAACAATCAACTCGCGATCCAGCTTATTATATGCCATGAAATCATTCGCCCATTCCAACTCTTTCTTGGATTGCTTTTTGCTTACCGTAGGTCTTATTTTCAGGCCGTTTCCGATGATAAATGCTGCCCGAAGATCGATGATATTCCCGGTCAACACTACACCCCAATCAGCGGTCGCATTATATTTCTGTTCAATGGCGACAACGGCAGTTCCATAATTAGTGTAGGCATTCCCCTTATAACGTGATTGGCCTGACTCGATATCAGCGATCTTCAATGCCAGTGCTTCCTGGACTTCGACCGATCGCTTGTATTTATCGGTA